CGGCGGCGTTTTCGCTCATATGCTGATGATGTCCCAGTTCGACTGTTGGGTGGATGCCGTCGCGTGCATCCCTGCGGCCATCGTCAAGGCCACCATTCCGTCGATGCGTTCGTGGCTTCGCTGCTTACTCGGCTTGATGTTTTGCCCGTCTGTTTGGATGGCGACGTTTCCGGCCTGCCACGTCAGCACCTCGTGGCCGCCGTGCAGCAAAAAGCCGCCGACGATCCACGCCTCAATCTGGCGAGCAGGCGCAGACATGGAGCCGTAGCCCTGCCCAAAGCCTACGACCGGCAGACCATCCTCTTGCAGTAGCTGCGTGAGGTGCGTGGAGTTCCATCTATCCACGGCTATGTGGCGAATCGTGTATTTCTTGGCCAGAGCCAGGATGTCATTCCGCACCTGCGAGTAGTCGGTGACGTTGCCCTGCGTCACGTTCAGCAGTCCCTTCCGCTGCCACACGTCATACGGCACCTTGTCGCGGCGGACCCGCTGCTGAAGGTTCTCCTCTGGTATCCAGAAGTGAGGCTGAACCCAGAAGGTGCCATCGTCCAGCGGGAACAGCAGGACGAACGCTGTGGTGTCGAAGGTAGTGGCAAGGTCGAGCCCGGCGAAACACTCGCGGCCCGTGAGATCGACGGGGCAGGGACTGTTGCCCTTCGCCCAGTTCTGCATGCTGATCCAGCGCGTATCCTGCTCCGTCCAGCAGTTCAAATAAAGTTGCTTGAAGGTGTTCTCGTAGGCTGGCACCTCGATCGCCCGCTGGCATTCGCTTCGCAGGAAGTCGGTCTTGATCGACACGCCCAAGTTCGGATTAGCAGCGGCCCAGGTCTTTTCGTCCTTCCAATCTGCGGCCGGATCGGCACAGTAGATCGCAGGCAGGAAGGTGTCGTCTTTGATGGCACCAGACGCTACTGCCTCGGCGTATTTCCAGATTTCCCAGCAGACGCTCTTGCGGTCGTGGCCCGCCGTCGTGATGTAGACGAGCAGCGGCTGCCGTCTCGCGCCCATGCTCGTGGCCATGACATCGACCAGCTCGCGCCCCGGCTGGGCATGGAGTTCGTCGAAGATCACGCCGTGAGCGTTCAGGCCGTGTTTCGTGAACGCTTCGGCTGACAACGCCTTGTAGGTGCTGTGCGTCTCCTCTCGCACGATGGAGTTGCGGTAGACCTTCAGGCGAGACCGCAGGGCGGGGCTCTGCTCCACGCACACCTTCGCCATCTCAAACACGAGCCGGGCCTGGTCCCGGTCGGCGGCGCACGAGTAGACCTCGGCCCCCGGCTCGTTCTCCAGCAGGAGCTTCAAGGCGATCCCAGCACATAGGCTTGATTTTCCGTTCTTGCGCGGAATCGCCAGCAAACTCGTCCGCACCGTGCGGGTGCCGTTCTCGGTGTGGAACAGCCGCCGCACATAGTCCTGCTGCCAGGGCTCCAGCACGAACGGCTTGCCGCCGAGCTCGCCCTTGGCGTGCGTCAGGTACTTGTGAAAGAACCTGACTGCCATGCACCCTGAGCAGGTGCATTCAGCCGAACATGAGCCGGTCTTCGTCGGTTTCCGCCGGGGCTTGGTCAACGGCGCTCACTCTCGCCAGGGCCGACGCCGTGAGGCCGAACTGCTCCGCGAAGCGGAGCATGTGCAGCCGGGCGTCCTTCTTCCGATACCACGCTGGGTGATTCATCACCCTACCCTTATCGTCCATGAACGTGGCCCCGTGCTGCTTCAACTCCGTTTCTGCCTTGACCATATCGGCCAGTGCATCGCAGTAGGCCGCGAGCGTGTGCTGGTGCCGCAGGCTCATCACCTTCGACGCCTCAAGCATGGGCACGATCCGCGACCACTCGGCCCGCCCAATGTCGCAGAGATACGACGGCGGCTCAGGACTGCCGGGCGGCGCGTCAATCCCGCTCTTGTGCGGGCCTCGCACGCGAGAGCCTCGCAGGCTCAGGATTGCTTTCGGTGTTGGCTTCCTACCCTTGCCCATTACGCCACTCGGAGGAACGACGGGAAACGCGGCACGCCGCCGTCAGTAAGTTCCTGAAACTTGAACGTAACCAGCGTGCCAACCTTCGGCGGATCTCGCCGCAGCGCGTCCGTCAGCCCCGACGATATGCGAAACTCCGTACCGTCTTGCAGTTGGGCCACCAGGGCACCGACGCAGTAGGCGTTGCGACCCGTGCCCGATTCATAGCCGATCACCGTGGCCTCGGCATCCTGAAACGTCTTCACCTTCAGGAGCGTGCCGCTGCGCTTCCGCTCGTAGCGGCTGCCCGGCTCGCGGAGCATGAGACCCTCGCCGCCCTCGGCCTCCACGCGGGCGAGTTCTTCGAGCATGTGGCCGTGGCCTTCGCACCGCCGCTGCGGCAGGGCGAACACAGGGCCACCAGCGCCCACCGATTCAATGAGCGCCGCCTGCCGATCCTCAAACCCGCCGAGGGCCATCGGTGCATCGAACGCCGCAAACCGGATGGATCGCCACGCATCGCCGCCGTCATGCGACCGGACCAGGCCAACCGTCTGCTGGAACTGGCCGCGACCGATCCAGAGTTCGCCATCCAGCGGCTCGCCAGACGGCAGGGCATCAAGGAACCACTGCGGGGCGTGGATCTGCTGGCCCGTGCGCGTCGTGAGCGTGCGGCAATCCCACACCGCCCGCACGCCGTCGAGCTTCTCGCTCATCCACCAACCAGCCGGATCAGAACCGGCCCACGTCTTTGCCAGCAGCACGGCCATTACAGCACCTCAAGCGAAAGATCAGACAGGCGAACCGCTGCCGGGGCACAGTCCTGCGGCGAGATCGTCCAGCGGTAGACGTTGCCATCGGGATGCCGCGACGGTGGCAGCACCGACTGTGCGGGCTTGCCGCCATACCGCACCTCGATCCCGCCGCGCTTCCGCCATCCGCATGCGGGCAGATCATCGACCAAGCGGAAGATGCGGTGCTCGCCGCGTCCGCTGGTGTAGGTCGGCGTTGCGGCACTGGCGAGGCCCAGCCGCTCAAGCATCGCGCGGCCATCGGCGTCGTCGAACTCGACATCGACGAGCCCGCCGTGGCCGAGCAACAGGCCGACGTTGTAGCCACCGGCAAGCCACTCCGCGATCACGTCGGCAACAGTGGTTGCCATCGTGTGCCACGCCTGGCCGAGCGGAATCTTGCCACGCTTCGACACGCGAACGCACGCCGCGCCGTGACCAAGCAGCGCGAGCAAATCAGCATCAACAGAACCGCACGCAGTCACCATCACGCACCTCCTTTGAGCGACAAACATACGCCGATCATCGACCGTTTTTCAATGGGTCGTGAAGTGGATTTCGTGCCTAAAAAACAGGCTCAAAACGCACGCGGAGTGAACAGCCCACGATGCCCGCAAACACGCGCCACTGGCCGCCGTTAGGGCGCGAATTAGCAGAGGCTCAGACACACTTAGTCGCGCGGCGAAGGCGGCAGGCGGAACGCCAGCCGCTAGGGGGCACCAATTTCGGCCACATGTGCGTTTCGCAACGGCTGGTATAGCTCAATGGGGGCTGCCATGATCGCAGGCACCCTCCCCTGGCTCACCAGTTCGCTCAGGAAGACTCTCGGGCAGTCTTTCGGGTGTGACATGCGGCACAAAGGCATTGGCCTCCTGCCACGTCGTAGCGGCTTCTGCCGTCCATGCAGCGATCCGTGCCGTGCATCAATGGCACGATGTGGTCAGCGTGATTGCGCTGGTCAATCTTTCCGCACGACACACACGCGAACGCATCACGCACGAGCACGGCCTGCCGCCACTTCCTGTGAGCGACCGAGCAATAGCCGCGATCGTTGGCGTTCGGCCTGGCCTGGCTGATGACCGCACCGTGAAGCCTGGGCGGCCTGTGCGTTGGTATGCGTGCTGGCATGCGTTCAGCCTATGGCGTGGTGCAACACGCTTGCAGCCGTCTCTCGCCGCTGTAGCGCACCTGGGGGCCGACTCTCCCTTCGCTCAAGAGCGCACCGGCTACTGGCCGATGCCGTTCTCCCAATCGCCGCACCAATCCAATTCGCTCGTCGTCGGGAAACGGGATTGCTGCAACGTGCCGATTATCACCAGCGTCGGGGCGTGACGCCTGCAATCGCCAGCCTGCTCGCCGCGTGTGCCTTCGGGCTTTACGCCGCGTGACTCCCAGAACTTGCACGAACCGCAGTCGGGTGGGTACTTCGATTGTTCCATCGCGTCCCTCTCTGATTTCTGTAGCGTCACACCAGCCGCTCCAGCAGACTGCGAAGCGCGGCAGCGCGGTGTTCCGGCAACCCGTAATGGGCGAACCAGTGCAAAGCCGCCCGCTCCTCGTCGGTGAGCCGCAGGCGGGCAATCTCGTCGGCCTGCTCGTCCAGTTCATCCAGCGGATCGCCGTTCATCTGTGTCCCTCTCTGCGGCGTGTTGTGCAACTATCCGGCAATTCCGGTGGGTTCGCTCAGACGAGCAGGCTCGTCAATTCGTAGGGGATCAACTGCCGTATTTCTTCCAGAATCTTCGCCGTCTCCTC